GCTTCCTATTCCTACGCGGACGTTGGCGCGGCCCTCTCTTGTAAACCACTTGCTACCGCGTAAGCGGGGAGGAGAGGTCTGGAGAACCTTAGGTTCGCCGGAATAAAAATTGAATATTTAAGGTCTGTAGTTTGCATTCATGTAAACAACAAGACTCTTTAGGGGTATGTTCTGCGATCCTGCGTTATTTGGCGGTAACTGGAATAACACGCTGCTATGTGGTGGATTCTACGTTAATCTGAACAATACGGCTTCCAATTCCAACACGAACAATGGCGCGGCCCTATCTTATCTGTAAATAGTCTCACCTTAATGCAGAACATATCGTCGCTACCGCGGCAGGAGATATACACTCCTCCTCACCCCTTGGTGGAAATTAACTCGTAGCAAGCATCTGTTAGTAGCTGCAAAGATGTCGAAAGCGGATGAGAGGATAAGAGACTAGATGAAATCCTACAATCACTTGTATGAAAAATGCCTGTCTACATCGAATCGAAGAGAGGCAATCAAAATGGCTAAGAAAAGTAAGCGAATTAAGAAGATTATCAAGAAACATCATTTATCTGACGATGCTCTGTTGATTGAATCTTACGACTGGATCGTCAATTTTCAAAACGCCAAGCATACGCCTATCGAGATTTACGACGGCGTTACAAGAAAAGTTCGTACAATTATTGTTCCAACCATGGAGGAACTGATTGTTCAGCATTGTATCGTAAATGCTTTGAAACCTATCTTTTGGAAGGGAATGTATGAGCATACTTACGCAAGCATACCCGGCAGAGGAGCTCATCGAGGGAAGAAAGTAATCGAGAAGTGGATTCGCAATGACCCTAAAAACACAAAATATGTGTTAAAGTTGGACATTCACCACTTCTTTGATTGCGTACCGCACGATATTTTGGAGCGCAAATTGGCATTGCTGATTCATGATGACCAGATGCTTAATTTGCTTTACAAACTTATCGATGTGACTGAGCAGGGAATACCGCTCGGATTCTATACCTCGCAATGGCTGTCAAATTGGTATTTGCAGGGATTAGACCATTATATCAAGGAACAGCTTGGCGCTAAGTATTATATGCGATACATGGACGATATGGTTATCTTCGGAAGCAACAAGAAGAAACTTCATAAAATCAGACAAGCAATTGCTGATTATTTGCAGGATAATCTTGGGTTGGAACTAAAAGGAAATTGGCAGGTCTTTCGATTTTCCTATCTCGTGCCTGAAGCCCCGGGAAGTGAAAAACTCGTGGATAGAGGGCGTGATCTGGACTTTATGGGATTTCGGTTCTATCGAAACCGTACCGTGTTAAGAAGAACCATTATGTATAAATCCAGTAGAAAAGCGCGGAGAATCCACAAGAAAGAGAAACCACACATATATGAAGTCCGTCAAATGATGTCATATTTGGGCTGGATAAACTGCACAAATACTTATGGTATGTATCAGAAATGGATAAAGCCATATGTAAGTTTCCAAAATCTGAAACGGCGAGTCTCTAAGTACGATCGGTGCGATGACCGAAATGTATATTTGAGGCTCGTCGGTCTCTATTCTGCAAATAGGAGGAAACAAAGTGGAACTGAAATACAGACCTTCCGAGAGCACCGTAAAACCCACCGTGATCGAAATGGGCAAGCATTCCGTATTCGTTCGACGCAATATCACGGAAGATATTCGCTCCGACGAAAATGGACATACGACCTCTTATTGGGTTTACGAAGAAGCCTGTCTCAAGCCTTCTGAGTTTAATGCATATATCGAATATGTATCTGCTCAGAACGCCGTGAACGGTGTAGATGATTCCGGTAATATTCTGACCCTGCTGTCTGGTCAGGATAACAGTAACAATAACCAGATGATCGTCATGGAGGCTATTGCCGACCTGTATGATGTCATCGCAATGCTGATGTAAAGGAGCACGCAAATGATTGAAGTCTATTGTACTCTGATTATTAACAAGCGGCGTACCTTCGACCGCGTGCCGGACAAATTCAAAATGGATGTCGAGGCTAGGCTGAAAGAACTCGGTTATCACACCAATGGCAACCCCATTGCCTAAGGAGGATTAACCGTGTTTAATATTTTAATCTTTTTATTTGTAGGAGGTAAGAATATGGTAGCTCTGTATGTCGCACTGATCATCAACAGCAGGAGAACCTTCGACCAGGTTCCTGCTAAGTTCAAGGCCGCTGTTCATGCTGATCTGGAAGCGCTGGGTCTGGATGACAATGGCAATCCCATGGAATAATGTGAATGAAATTCATAGGTTCTACGGCGCATAATGGCGAGGTAGAAACATGGGAGTAATTGTTCCGAAGCGAAAAGAATCTCGTTTAGAGGTTTTGGTACATGCGAATGTGTTGCATGATATGCTTTTGGAACTAATGCAACGAAACTTTGGGGTAAAAAGTGTTGACCGTTTGGTTCGACGTAGGTATTTGTTTGGCAAAGAGCAATACGAGCAGCGCGCATATTTTCGGACTGTTATGAATCAGTCTAAAATGCGTGTGGATCATCTTTGCCGATTACTTATTGAGAACATTAGGGCGGCCAACACAATTTACCCCATTTCTGCTACAGAATTCGAAAGTAGACGAGCTTATCAAAACGACGCTCTGGTAAACTGCGAGCAAATCAAGTGTGAACTCCAGAGAATTGTCGATATTTTTGATGTAGATGTCAATCTATATGCTCGCTATATTGAAGCCTTAAATCGAGAAATCCGCCTTATAAAAAGCTGGCGTCAAAAAAAATAAAATAACTTAAACGGGCAGTATCTAACGTGCTATTCGGCTCACAACTTTGCCTGCGTCAATAACAATGGCAATTCGAACTACAACTACGCTTCTAACGTTAATGGTGTACGTCTGGATTCGCTGTATCGATTAGGTACGGGGAAGGAGATGCTGCCTGGTCCTTATATTAGGACAACAATCAAAGCCGATGCAATTTACTAAGGTAACTATTGCTGAAAACGGTGAATAAGTCAAAATGAGTTATAAATCTATATTATGCGATGCGAATAATTTGTATGACGCATATCTCAAATCCATTAAAAATAGCAAATGGAAAGAGACAACTCAGCGATTCATGCTTAGCTATCTCGACCATATTTTTGCTATCAAAGCCGAGCTGGAAGAGCAGACATATCATCCAAGTCCTGAGAACAAATTCGTGTTGAAAGAGCGAGGTAAAACTAGGTATATAACCAGTTTACAGCCTCGTGATCGTATTGTACGGCACGTTCTTTGCGATAATGTCTTAATTCCAGCAGTTAGAACAAAGTTGATTTACGATAACGGAGCATCTTTAGAAGGAAAAGGAATTTCCTTTTCGAGAAAACGGTTTGAGGTTCATCTTCGAAAATATTACATGGAACATGGGACCAATGATGGGTATATTCTGTTCGGCGATTTCAGAAAATTCTACGATAATATTCATCACGAAATTATTAAAAGAGAACTTCTGAAACTCCTTGACGATGATGCCTATGTTTCATGGCTTCTGGATGTTATATTTGAAAACTTCAAAGTTGATGTTTCTTATATGACCAACGAAGAGTATGAAAATTGTATGTATGAGGTATTTGATGCGCTGGAGTACCGAAGTATTCCGGAATCAAAACTCGTAGGTACGAAATTCATGCCCAAGTCTGTAAATATCGGAGATCAGATATCCCAGGTCATAGGAATATTTTATCCGTACAAAATTGATAACTATATCAAAACTGTGCGCTCTCAGAAATACTATGGCCGCTATATGGATGATTGGTATGTTATAAGCCCTTCCAAAGAAGTTTTGGAAGATATACTCAATAATATTGAGCGTATAGCGGATTGCTACGGCATCCATATAAACACCAAGAAAACTCGTATCGTAAAGTTGAGCAGTACCTATAAGTTTCTGCAAGTTCGATATTCTCTTACCGAATCTGGTAAGGTGATAAAACGAATCAATCCTCAAAGAGTTACAGCAATGCGGCGAAAGCTTAGAAAATTAAGAACCCTAGTATCCTGCGGTAAGACTACATATGAAGCTGTGGAAAATATGTTTCATAGCTGGATGGGTGCAAATTATAAGCTTATGTCCAAAACAACCAGAATTGGTTTGCTGAATCTCTTTGAGGATCTTTTTGATGTCGAGATCACAATCGTCAAACACAAAATGATATTTTTACACAAAGGAGGAATTGATGCCGATGACCATTAAGCAAAAGCAATGGCAATTATATTTCCTTGGATACTACGGCGATTCCACCGAAGATATCGACGGCTTATGGGGTCCAAAATCCGAGGCAGCTACCAAGGATTTTCAGGAATATGTAGGCATCACCGCCGACGGCATATTCGGCCCACATACCGAGGCTAAGACCAAAGAAGTAATTGATAACATCCAGGATGTTGTCGCTGATTACGGCTACAAGGGTCTTGTAAATGATGGCTTGGCTGGGCCAAAAACCATGGCTGCAACGGTCTGGTATCAAAAAGCTGTCGGGCTTACTCCGAATGGCATTATCGATTCTGAAACCCGTGCTTATATGCTGAAGGATAATAAGGCTCCTCAGTCTATCACTGCAGACGCCGAAACAATCTGGATTTTCCTCATGGATAAGATTGGTAATCCTTTTGGCGTTGCTGGACTGATGGGCAATCTGTATGCTGAGAGTTGCCTTATCCCGAACAATCTCGAAAATACCTACAACTCAAAGCTAGGATATGATGACGCATCATATACTGAAGCTGTTGACAGCGGAAAGTATACCAATTTTGTGCGGGACAGTGCGGGATATGGATTGGCTCAATGGACATACCATACTCGCAAAAAGGCCCTTCTGGAATTTGCTAAGGCACAAAATGCCTCTATTGGCAATCTGGATATGCAGCTTGACTTCCTGTATAAAGAACTGTCCGAGAGCTTCACAATCGTTCTTAAGGTCCTTAAAGATGCCACCACCATCTTGGAAGCATCCAATGCGGTGCTTACTAAATTTGAATGTCCGGCAGATCAAGGCGCCTCCATGCAGGCGAAACGAGCATCTTACGGTCAGAAATACTATGACCTGTATTCTGGCGATACGACACCAACCGAAAAAGAGACCGGCACATTTTGGGATGAGATTGAATATTTCACCCGGGACGAACTTCGCTGCAAATGCGGCGGCAAATACTGTAATGGCTTCCCTGCAGAGCCTAAAGAAATGACTGTTCGCCTTGCAGATCGTGCCCGGAAACACTTTGGACGGCCTGCGCACAATGTCTCATTCTTACGTTGTGCGACGTGGAACGCGAAAAGCGGTGGTGTTGTAAATAGTCAGCATATGTACGGTGAAGCCATGGATATCCGCATCAATGGTGTTTCCGCAGACGAGCTGTACGAGTTCTTCTTGGCACAGCCCGAGGTGCGGTATACATACAAAATAAATTCTACGAATGTTCATTTCGACATTCCGAAAGGAGCTAGGTGATGGAACCATGGGTTCAAACGATGTTGACGATTGTTGGCTCGGTCGTCGCATCATCGGGATTCTGGGCTTTTGTTCAGAGCAGGGCCAATCGTAACGATTCCAAGACGAAACTCTTGGTTGGTTTGGCACATGACATAATTGTGTCAAAGGGTATGAGCTATATCGAAAGAGGCTGGATTACTCAAGAAGAGTATGAGAATCTCAATGATTATATTTTCAAACCCTATGAGGAAAATGGCGGCAATGGCACTGCTAAGAAAATTATGCAGGAAGTCAATAAGCTGCCTATGCACGCATCAAATTTTCATATCAAGGAGGAACAATCTCATGAAGATGTCTAACAAGATCTACGACGTTCTGAAGTGGCTGACCATGGTGGTTCTGCCCGCCAGCGGTATTTTCTATTCCGCTCTGGCTAAGACCTGGGGCTGGCCCTATGGCGCAGAGATTACTGCCACTCTGGCTGCAATCACCGCCTTTATGGGTACCGTGCTGCAGATTAGCTCTGCGAATTACAATGCCAAGGCTTGACAAAACGTCTGAGGAATAGTAAACTGTATTAGGAAGTGGATAAGCTTACTTCCTCGTGATCTATTCCTACACTACTCCTACATTCAGGACGAAAAACCGTTGCGCTGCAACAATTCCTGTTTCTGTTGAGGAAGCTATCAAGAAGTAAAAGTTGCAGAAAAAGTTGTAAACACAACGGTTTTCGGTACTTTTCGGTTAGGTATAAAAGCAGTTAGAAGTAGTAAAATGTAGGTTATTCCTATATTACTCCTACACTATTCCTACACCACACTCCTACACTCTAAGACCCCTTCGCAGTATTAGGCTTTAATCGGCTTGATATTTGCGGAGGGGTCTTTTTGCGTTTCACGAACTGTACAATTTATTTTATTTTTTCGATTTCTTCATGCAACCATTCGATGTCACGCTTGGTGTATACACGTTCTGTAACATCGTTGATTTCGTGGCCGACAATATATTTGATAGCATATTCATCGACTTTCCATTTTTTAGCTTGAGTTACAAAATGCATACGTCCATCGTGGGCTCTGTGTTCTGGATTGAGCCCTAACGCATCGCGAACGTTGTTGTGACGTTGTCTATATTTGTCGTAGGTCAGCTTCAAGCTGCTGCGATGAGTCTTTGTATCGGTGCAATTGAACAGGTACTCGCTGCCCAGCGAAACGGCCTTATCATAGTGCTTTTTTACGATGTGGCGAACCTTTGTATGGACGGGCGCTATGCGATCTTTACCTGCATCCGTCTTCATACCGCCGGTTATGGTCCAACTTTCAAGATCAACGTTCTTCAGCTCAAGCAATCCGAGTTCTTGCGGACGCCAACCGGAATAGCATTGGAACAGGATTACATCTACCCATTCAAAACGGTCTATATTTGCCCAAAGTTTATCGATTTCATCCTGTGTAAATGGTATATGACCGCGTTTGCTTTCCTCGCGTTCCTTGATAACATCGTCGGAGATGTCGAAAGTTCTGGCGTAGTTCTTATCCACAATTTCATATTCCAGGGCGTAGTCCAGCATCAGATTGAATAGAGACTTGATGCGGGCCTTCATGTTGGCGGATGCCGGTTTTATTTCGCCTTTAATCTCGGCGGTGCCATTCTCCATCACACCTTTGATATGCCTGGCCCTAAGATCCATAGCACGCATATCGTAGATGGAGGAACAATACAACCAAGCATTTTGGATTGTCCGAATGCTGGATTCGGCATTCAAAGTTTTGAAGTATTCTTCGGTCCAGCGTTCATACAATTCCTTCACCGTAAGCTTGTCGTCAAGATCGTACGGATTCCGGTTATATTCGAGTAATGCTTGATATGCTTCATTATATGTGGCAAAATAGGATTCGGGTTTCAGGGGCTTTATGATCGGCTTACCTTGAGAATCTTTACCTGTAGTCACCATGGCGCGAAATGGTTTGCGCAAATTCCGTCCTTTAATTCTGGATATTTGACCGAAACCATTTGGTAAACGTTTGCGTTTAGAACTTTTCTTGCGCCCTTTTTCGACCACATCGGGCTTAAATGGATAACCACAATGCGGGCATACGATTGCTTTGTCGCTTGCTTGTAATTCACATTCGGGGCATTTGATTAACATAGCGTTTTCCTTTCTATAGCTTCCTCAAACCCAATATAACCGATTGTGTAGGAAATGTCAACTCCTACATTCATACTATCGGGTTCTATATTTTAATCTAGGTTAAAAAGAAGGCATGAAATGGTTAGCGATGGTATATTAAAATGTCCCGATTGCGGCGGCAAATTGAGATACTATGATAAGGTTATGAGAGTTGTAAGGACGAAACGACGACAAACCGATTGGGTGGAATTGCGAAGGATGCGGTGTGACCGATGTGGAAGAGTGCATCGAGAAATCCCAGATTATATTCTCCCATACAAACAATATGAAGCAGATCTAATACAAGGCGTTATGGAGGGTTTGATAACAACAGATACTTACGGTTATGAAGACTATCCCTGCGAAATGACAATGATTCGTTGGCGTTCGCAAAATTTACAAGCTGTATAACGGAGAGGAGGCCACATATGTGGGCCTCTTTTATTTTTGCGTTAATGCGTAACCACTCAGTTTGTTTTAACAAAACGCAGTTTGTAACCTAGAATAGCCGCAGAAAGGAGGTGCGAGCAAATGAGTGAATTTCCGATTGGTTCTGTTCCCGTTTCGGTAGCGGCGCGAGTGTTTGGTAAGGATGCATCTTGGGTCCGTGCCGGCATTATATGCGGCTGGCTTCCGATAGGAAGAGCTACTAGGAATGGCAAGCCAATAACGTCTATCGACGAAATGAACTCCAAGTATGGACGCATTAACTATTACATCTCGCCTAAGCTTCTGTGGGAGCAAACTGGCTACAAATGGAAGGGAGAAAAACAATAACCATGGGAACCAACATCAGACCTGAAGTATCCAAGAAGAACAAATTTCGCATCGAGCGTCACCGCTACTACGAACTGAAGCATTTCTGTTTACAGTATCCTGGCTGGAAGAGATCTCTTGCCAGCATCGAGGAAACCATCGCCGCTCCGTCTGAGCTGATTCGGATTTGTAATACGAACAATATTGCAGACCCCGTATCTAAGTGCGTCGAAGCCCGCATGTTCTATCTCGATAGAATTGCTATGGTTGAGAAGGCTGCTAAGAATGCCGATCCCGATCTGGCAAGCTATATTCTCAGAGGAGTCACACAGGGTCTTTCTTACGACGTAATGGCAGCTCGGTATCAGATCCCCTGCAGCAAGGATGTATACTATGATCGTTACCGCGAGTTCTTCTGGCTGCTCAGCAAGGCACGAAAATAAGCGCATTCGCAAAATGGACAACCTCTATTATGAACTACCATTTAATAATAGGAGGTAAAAATATGGTTAGAGTAGTTGACGCTGATAATGGGAAGAAACGCAATTGGAAAGAGAAGGTTTCTGATGGCCTGCATAGAACCGCAGACTGGATCAGATACAATCAGGAAACAATCGTTCTGTTAACACCCGTTGCTATCGCTGGTATCACCGGCTTGGCTAAGATCACGAAGGATCTTGTCCGGCTCGGTATTGCTGCGAATGAACGGAAGGTAACGGATCGACGTTGTTATGATCCTTCTGAGGGACATTACTGGAATCTTAAGAGACCGCTCAGTAATTCCGACTGGCTCGAAGTTTCTCATCGTCAGGCAGGAGGCGAAAGAATGGGCGATATTTTGTCCGACATGAAAGTGTTAAAGCGGTAATAAAGTCTGGGCTTGTGTAAATCACAGGCCCTTTCTTTTTATATTTGCCGTACGCAGGTGACCAAAAAGCCTGCTATTTTTATATGTGAAAAAATCCCGGGTGGGGTTTTCTAAAAATCAAATGCAAAAGGAGAACGATATGGAAATCTTAATTGCCGTTATTATCAGCTCGATTGTTTCGTCTCTAGTCACCATCTGGCTGCGGAAAGACTATAAGAAAGTCGTAGGGACGCTGCGTATCGACAGCTCCGATCCTGAAGACGAACCTTATATTTTTCTCGAACTGAACAAGGGCGTCGGTGATGTATCAAGGCGGAGCGTTGTTACGCTCAAGGTGAGCACAAAAAGCTATTTATCGCAGAAATAACAGCTTATATTATGGAACCGTTATCGGTTACTATTTCAAAAGGAGAATTGTACTTATGGCTGATGAAATTAGCAATATGTTGGACGAGGAGATTAAGTCCGAGATGAAAAAAATCAAGGAGCTGACTCCCGGAAGTGATGAGCATACGAAAGCAGTACAAACTTGCGAGCGTCTTTACAAGTTGAGACAGGAGGATATCTCCAAGGACCGCGAGTTTATGGAGCGATCTGAACGCAGCGCTATTGATGAGCAGGAGCGTCAGGTCAAACATAAACAGCAGTTCTGGGATCGTATCATGAATGGTCTCGAAATTGGCGTAAAAATTGCTGGCATTGTTATACCTGCAGCTGTATACTGCGTATTCATGGATCGGGGTTACAAGTTTGAAGAAACTGGAACTTATACCTCTCAGAACATGAAAGGGCTGATGGGCTGGTACAAGCCTAAGAAGTAATCAAAACTGTTACAAACGAAGAGGTCGTGTTTTTTTACACGGTCTTTTCGTTTTTGCTTCGCGTAAAATACAACTTCCTTTATGGAAAACTAAAAATGGAGGGACATTTATGATGACAATTCTTAGAAACATTTTGGGTTATACGACTTTTACTGTCGGTTTGGCGCTTGGCGTTCTCGACGCTATAATAGTGTGGACGTTCATGGTGCTGGCCGATTTTCTGTTCTGTTACCCGGATTTTAGTATCAAGTATTGGACTCAACTTATGCATGACGAAGTTTTTATGAAAAGCTATAAAATATTTGTTGAAATGTTTGAAATTGAGGAGCTTATTGAGGCATTGAAAGAGCTGTAACAGGCTCTTTCTATTTTTTCGCAAATTTAACCGCCCATATTATGAAATACTAAAAACAGGAGGAAATAAAAATGGAAACTAAAACGAAAGCGGACACGATTATGGATTGGGTATTGTTCATATTCAGCTACGCGATTGCTTTGATCGTTCTGGCGGTCGAATGCATCTGCGCATTTGTATATGCACTATTCAAGCTCATGCTTTGTGCTCTTGGTGAGTTGTTTGACAGATCCATCGAGTTTTATAATCTGTTATACAAAGCATTTATTAAAGAGGTTTAACGGCCTCTTTAATTTCTGATTATGAGATATCATTACGAAAAACCCTCCTGGTATCTATCCTTATACGGCGAGCGATATATTTGCAATCATCCTGTATATGATTGCTGTACCTTGTTCAGAATCGACGAGCTTGGATTGGCCGTGATCCAACAGCGTTGCAAAAATAAGCAAACATATTGGACTGAAGTTGATCCATGGTTGACGAATGAGTTATATTTGCATCCGAATTTCAAACAATTCTTCGATGAGCGTGCCGGTCCTTGTAAGGACGGACTATATCCTACTGTCACAATCCGACAGATTATGTGGGCATTGAAAATGAAACCCATCCCACGGCAAAGATGGGAAACTGTATTTGATCGACGCGATATTTGATTCGCATGAATAACAACGTCCTTTATGAAAGGAGTTGGTCTATATGACTGAAAACGAATATACTTGTTTGTTAAAAGATATTCGTAAGACAAGAACTAAAGCTCAAGCAATTATTCGAAAGATTCAGGCCGAGGAGG